CCTAAATACGATTTTTGTGAGATACCTAATAATAATTATGGTAAATCATTTGTAGATGCTATAAAACAATATCTTAACACAAAGAAATATAAAATGCGAGTGAGAGGTCAACACATCAGGGAAGAACTAAAGGGAAGAGGTTTGACATACCACGGACAAAACATAGAACAATCAACACATTTACGAGTTTACATTGAGGAAAAATAAATGAATGATATAGAAATAAAACTTACAGAAGATGACATAAGAGATATGTCAATTATAGCAGTAGATAAATTACAAGCACAAGGTATAATAATTGATGATATTGACTTTGATGTTCAAGATACTATAATTGATAGTATTAATATAGTTTTAAATAGAAATAGAGGATAAATAAAATGATTAAATATAATAACTACTATGGATCAGAATTAGAAAATCACGCAATAGCTATAACACAATATCAACACCCAAATACTATTCAGTTAGGTGATGTGAATGATATTGATTTTACAAGTCATAAATTTGACCAAGTTGATTTACTTTTGGCAGGTTCACCTTGTACATCTTTTAGTATGGCAGGTAAGAGAGAAGGATTTAAGGCAGAGAGTGGACAATTATTTTTTAGATTTATTGATGCACTCAAAACAATACAACCTAAATATTTTTTGCTTGAAAACGTCAAGATGTCTAAAGACAATCAAGATATTATGATTAGTGAAGTGACAAAGGCTATAGGATATAAACCTTATGTTTACTTTATTAATAGTTCTATTACATCACCACAGAACAGATTAAGAATGTATATAACTAATATTAAAATTGACCCTACTCAAATAGTAGATAAAAAATTAGTTATTGCAGATATACTAGAAGAAAATGTTGATGCATCTTGGAATTTATCAGACAAAGCTAATGAAAGATGCAGAACAAATCCTAGAAGTAGGGCATTTAAGATAGGACAAAAGAAAAGTGGTGCATTATTAGCTAATCAATATAAACAATCTACAGATGGATTATATCCAATATCAGATAGTACAGTTTTAGTAGGTGATGCAGATAAGTATGCTCATTACAATTATAATGCTACTAAAAGAGTGTATCATCAAAATGGTAAATCACCTACATTATTAACTATGCAAGGTGGCAACAGAGAACCAAAGGTAGCAACCTATGATCCCAAAGGTGGTAGGATTGTTAATCGTAGGTTAAATGCAAATGGTGTCCGAAAAGATAACCAATTAGATTTACCTTTTACAACACAATTAGAAGTCAGGGGAGATAGCAAAACTAATTGCTTAACAACCGTTGAAAAAGATAATGTTGTTGTAGGTGATGATGGTTTGAGGTGGAGAAAACTATTACCTACAGAAGCAGAAGCATTACAGAGTTTGCCTAGAGATTATACTGCTATGGGAACTTATCCAATAGATAGTAATAAAAATGGATATAACTTTACAAAACACACAAAACCTGTAGCTAAATCTAATCGTTTTAAAGCAGTTGGCAACGGTTGGACAGTATCCGTTATTAATGAAATATTTAAAGGTATTCAGGGAGATTTACGAGATGTACTATCTTTATTTGATGGTATTTCTTGTGGACAACAAGCACTAAAAACAACAAATAGGAGCAACTAAATGAGAGATACAAATAATAAATTTAAAGTTAAACTAGATAAAATTAATTATGAAGATAAAAAGTTATTATTAAGAATACATAATAATTTACGAGAGTTAAACGATACCATTCTAGAATGTGATGATTTATGGCTATCACAAGTTAGAACATTGAGAACAGACATCTATGATATACAAAAATTAATAGATGCAGTTCCACCAAAAGACACAAACGGTAAAGAGATGTTTTATGCTACAAACTTTGTTTTAAAAGAAGATGGTAACAACTAATGGATATTATTATAGGTATAATAACTTTTGTTATTATTATAGCTTTAGAATCTTATAATATATTATGATATTAACAATAATAAATGTGGTGGTAGCTTTAATTAGCTATCACCTAAATTCCTGGAAAAATGTGGTTTTGCTGCATTTTTTAAAATTTTATTTACGGTCAGTAGTGGGGGGGAAAACGGTTTATGAATAAACTACCAAGATATGTACAAAAACAAAAATTTAGTAATGGTTCTATATTTTACAGATTTAATCCACCACAAAAATATGTAAATGGTGGGGTGGTAAAGAGAGTTAATTTAGGCAGTAATTTGTCAGAAGCAAGGCAACAGGCAAGTAAATTTAACGCTCTTATAGATAAATTTTCACACGAAAGCAAGAAAGTTATATCTATTTCTACATTACCTACTTTTTTTGGTTTGGTGTACGAATATAAAAAATCTAATGATTTCAATAATTTAAGTGTTAAATCTAGAAAAGATTATGTATATTTTTTAGACAAAGCTATGGAAACCACTTACCAATCTAAAAATTTATCTGATATAAAACTAAAAAATATCAGTGGGGGAATGGCAAGACAATTATACGAAGTGTGGCTTAATCGTGGCATTTCTATGGCTAATCACATCTGTGCAGTTATAAGAAAAGTATATTCTTTTGGTATTGAGATGGGATATGTCGAAGTAAATCCATTTAAATCTTTCAAGCTAAAAGCTACACAAAAAAGAAATACTGTTTGGTCAAGGGAAGAGATGTTGGTTTTTTTGAATAAGTGTTATTCTAAATTTGAATATCGTAACATAGGTTTAATAGCACAGATGGCATATGAATGGTGTCAACGCATAGGTGATATGAGAACTTTAGAGTTTGAAAATATAGATTTTAATAAAGGTGTGTTAAAATTGCAACAGTCAAAACGTAGAGCAGTAGTAACTTTACCTATTAGTGATGATTTACTTGATATGTTAAAAAATCAAAAACAAGACTTTGGATTTCAAAAATATGTAGCACCTAATCCTAAACCTAAAGGTGGGGAGTATAAGCCATACACAGTGCATACTGTATCTATATTAGCTAAAAACATAATGAAATCAGTAGGTTTACCTAATAACTTATGGTTAATGGATTTTAGACGTACAGGAACTACGGAGATGGTAGAAGCAGGTGTATCTATGGGTCAAATAATGTCTGTTACAGGGCATGTAAATCCTAATAGTGTCAAACCATACATGAAACACACATATACAAGTGCAGAAAATGCTTTGACAAAAAGAAAAAAATATGTTATTAATAATATATTATGAATATATATAATTACATAAATGATTTAGATATTACATTAGGTGAAACAAAACGCATGAATTGTCCTATATGTAATGGGTATAACACATTTACTGTTACTAATAATATGGGTAACAGAGTATGGAATTGTTATAAAGTTAGTTGTAATGCAAAAGGTAATGCTAAATATCATTTAACTGTAGATGAAATACGTAATTATAAAAAAGATAAGTCAACTACAGATGATTTTATACTACCTGAGTATATTACTAAAACAGATAATAAATATGTAAAAGATTGGTTTATATCTAGAGGTATAAATCCTGATAATGTAAACTATATGTATGATGTAAAGGAAAATAGAGTAGTATTTCCTATTGTACATAATAATAAAATAATAGATGCTACAGGTAGAGCATTAGGTAAAAAGTTACCTAAATGGAAAAGATATGGTAATAATAGTTTACCTTTTGTGTCAGGTTTTGGTGATATAGCAGTGGTTGTTGAAGATTGTTTAAGTGCAATAGCTATAGGTGGTCAGATATATATGGGTGTGGCTATACTAGGAACATCTTTAGGTGATGAACATAAAAGATACTTATCTAGATTTCATACTGCAGTTATAGCACTTGACCCTGATGCACTACCAAAAACTATGCAGTTTGCAAAAGAGTTGAGAGGATATGTAAAAAATGTAAAGATATTAAAGTTGACAGATGATTTAAAATACTGTAGAGAAGAAGACTTAATAAATTTAAAAAAGTTAACATTGAGTGGAGAAACAAATTGGAATTATCAATAATAAGAAGTTTATTAGATAAAAAGTTTTATGATGATCATCGTGGAGCAAAATGCCCTGACAGATTATTTAGTAAAGATGTTCGTAAAATAAAACAATCTGTAGACTTAGCTATGCAAAAATATAATAGATCAGTAACACCTGATGAAATACAAGCGTTGTTCTTGTCTAGTAATCCTTCTATGACTACTGCACAAAAGAACGCATATGGTGATTTGTTTAGGCAAATTAAAAATGAAAAATCAATGGGAGAAGATATTGCACAAGAAGTATTATCTAAATTATTTCAGCAAGTTGTTGGTGAGGATATTGCTAACCTCGGTTTTGACTATGTTAATGGTAGTATTTCCAGCCTTGAACCCCTTAGAGAACTTCTTAATATGTATGGGGATAATTTTATCCCTAATATAAAAGTTGATTGGGATAATATAGACGTAGAAACACTGCTTGAAAAAAATGATATGGAAGCTAGGTGGACATTTAATATATCATCACTTACAAGAAAAGTAGAAGGTGTCAACGCAGGACATTTAATAGAGGTAGGAGCAAGACCTAATACAGGAAAGACATCTTTCCATGCGAGTATTGTAGCAGGAGCAAATGGATTTGCTAGACAAGGTGCTAAATGTATGATACTTTGTAATGAGGAAGGAAGTCATAGAGTAGGTATGAGATACCTAACTGCAGCTACAGGAATGAACAAGTGGGAGATAAAAGAAAACCCAAGAAAAGCAGCAGAATTATTTGCACCTATAAAGAAAATGCTAAACATATTTGATGCTACAGGAAAAGATATGGCTTGGGTAGAGAGCGTGTGCAAAGGACATAAACCTGATGTTGTTATACTAGATATGGGTGATAAGTTTGCTAAAACTGCAGGGTTTGCTAGATTAGATGAAGCATTAAAAACAAATGCTATACATGCAAGACAAATAGCAAAGTTACATAACTGTGCTATCTTTTATATGTCTCAACTGTCTGCAGAAGCAGAGAACAAGGTTGTTTTAAATCAAGCTATGATGGAAGGTAGTAGAACAGGAAAAGCAGCAGAAGCAGATTTAATGATATTAATAGCTAAAAATCCACCTGTAGAAGGACAAGAAGAGGAAGATAATATGAGACATTTAAATGTAGTAAAAAATAAATTAACAGGTTGGCATGGTATAGTACATAGCACATTTGATTATAACACTGCGAGGTATGAAGCATGAAAATAATATTAGATGTAGAAAACACAACGACAACTAGAAATGGCAAAATGCATTTAGACCCATTTGAACCTGATAATAAATTAGTTATGATAGGTATATTAAAAGAAGATGGACAAGAGCAACTGTATAATGTTGATGGTGGATCACCTTATCATCATTTATTAATACAAAGAACTCTAGACAATACCACATTACTAATAGGACATAATATTGTTTATGATTTAATGTGGTTGTGGGAGTGTGGTTTTAAATATGATGGTGATGTCTTTGATACTATGCTAGGAGAATACATTTTACAGAGAGGTGTTAAAGAACCATTATCATTAGAGATGTGTGCAGAAAGATATGATTTAGACCACAAAAAACAAAATACGTTGAAGGAGTATTTTAAAAAGGGTTTAAATGTTGATGAAATACCTAGAGATGAATTGTCTTCATACTTATCATCTGATCTAAAAGTAACAAAAGAATTATATGATAGTATAATATATAGATTAAATAAAGAAGATAGTATAGGCTTAAAAGAAACAATAACTTTTACTAATCAAATAGCTTTAACTTTAGCACACATATATAGAAGAGGTTTTTCTGTAGATATGAAATCTTTAAATGAAGTTAAGGAAGAGTTTTTAAAAGAGAGAAATGAAATAACACAAAGATTATCTTTACATGTAAGAAAGTTAATGGGTGATACACCTATAAATTTAAATAGTCCTGAACAAATGTCTTGGGTTATATTCAGTAGAAAACCAAAAAGTAAAGAGATGTGGTCTAATAGCTTTACACCATATATGGATAAAGAAGATTTTAGATTAGCAATGAAACAAAACTCAGATATAGTATTTAAAACTATAGCTAAAAAATGTTTTACTTGTGGTGGTTTAGGTAAGATTAGACGAACTAAAAAAGATGGCAGTCCATTTGCAAAAGAATCAAAATGTATAGACTGTTCTACTTTAGGGTATACTTTTAATAATACTAATGAGATTGCAGGGTTAAAGTTTTATCCACCTAGTGCAAAATGGGTAAGTGCTAATGGTTTTAGTGTTAGTAAAAATAATTTAGATGTTGTACAACATATTGCTAAACAGAATAACATGGAAGAAGCAGTAGAATTTTTAGGTGATTTAAAGAGATTATCTGCATTAGAAACATACCTTTCATCTTTTGTAGAGGGTATAGAAACACATGTTAAGAAAGATGGTCTATTGCATGTTAGACTATTACAACATAGAACTGCTACAGGTAGATTTAGTGGAGCAGACCCAAACATGCAGAATATGCCTAGAGGTGGTACGTTTCCTGTAAAGAAAGTATTCGTATCAAGATGGGAAGGTGGTAAGATAATGGAAGCAGACTTTGCACAATTAGAGTTTAGAACTGCTGCATATTTGTCACAAGATAAAGTAGCTATAAAGGAGATAGAAGATGGTTTTGACGTTCACTCGTATACTGCAAAAGTTATTACTGATGCAGGACAAAAGATTACAAGACAAGAAGGTAAAGCACACACATTCGCACCACTCTTCGGTGCTACAGGGTTTGGGAGGACACCTGCTGAAGCAAAGTATTATGAACAGTTCACGAAAAAATACGAGGGGATTGCTACCTGGCATACTAAATTGGCTAAAGAAGCTATGACTACAGGTAAAATAAAAACACCTTCAGGTAGGGAGTTTGCATTTCCTAATATAAAAAGATTGTCGAGTGGTAAGGTTACTAACTTTACCCAAATAAAAAACTATCCTGTACAAAGTTTTGCTACTGCAGATATTGTACCTTTAATTTTAATAGAAATAAATAAAAGACTTGACAAGCATATGTCATGTGTGGTAAATACAGTACATGACTCAATAGTAATAGATATACATCCTAGTGAAGTACAAGATGTTATTGCTATTATAAATAGTGTAAACGATAATATGACAGAATTAGTAAATAAAAAGTTTAACATAAATTTGAATGTACCTCTTTTACTAGAAGCTAAATTAGGAGATAATTGGCTTGACATGAAAGAGGTAGTGTGATATAACTACGAACATTTTAAAAAAGGAGAAAAATATATGAATAATGAATTAACAATAAAAAGTATAGATGCAACAGATTATTCTGTTATGTCTAAGGCAATGGGATTATCAAGTGAATCTAATGGTTCATCATCCTCTAGTATTAGATTACCTATATTAAGAATACATAAGGATGCTTTGATGCAAGATAGTAAGATCAATGGTAAAAAAGTTAAGGAAGAAATATTACCTGAAGGTTCTTATGAACTAAAAATTATAGACGATAAAAATAGTTACTTTTCAAATAAAATTAGTATTAGAATTTTTATGCAAAGATTTATGTATAAAAAGTTTTTTGGTGCTACTAAGAAGTATGAGAAGACTGTACTAGCAGATAATTTAAATATGGATTTAAAAGATACTATGGGTACATTTAACTTGGGTAGACCTTTAGGTTTTAATAAGGATTGGGGTAGCTTACCTGAAAAAACAAAAGAGTTAATTAAGTCAGTTAAAAGAACTCGTGTTATATTTGGTAAAATTACAATGCTTGATAAGGTTGTAGATAGTACTTACAAAGATATAGTTGATTTTAAAGAGACACCTTTTATGTGGGAAGTAGATAATAACACTGCATTTAAAGTTATGGGTAGTCCTATAAATACACTTTCAAAAATGCAATTAATACCTATTAACTATCCAATAGAGATGACTACTGTAAAACAATCTATACCTAGTGGATATTTTTACTTACCTTCACCTAATTTAGATTTAACTAAAACTGTTGATATAAGTGAAGATGATCATTCTTTATTTACACAATTTCAAGAGTGGGTTCAAAATACTAATAATTGGGTTGCTAGGGAATGGGAAAACAACATTTCTGAATCAGATGATATGTCACAAGATGATAAAAATTTAGTTGATAATTTTATCGATATTGATTCGTCTACAGGTGTTAAGTAATGAACCATAGAGGAGAGTTGGCTATACATGAATACCTTAGAAAAGTTTCTGAGGGTAAAGAAACTATGTCTAAAACAACTATTAAACAAATAGCAAAAGACATAGAAGAGTCATTAAATCGTCAATTCTCTTCTGATAAAAAAAGAAGTTTTTCTTTACGTATGTCAAATATAGGAAGACCTTCTTGTCAACTGTGGTTTGAAAAAAACTACCCTGAAAAAGCGTTACCTAAACCAAATACTTTTATTATGAATATGCTAATAGGTGATATAGTTGAAGCTATATTTAAAGGATTACTAACAGAAGCTAAAGTAGATTATAAAAATAGTGATACTGTTAGTTTAGATATAGATAACACTTCTGTTTCAGGAACATATGATTTAATTGTAGATGGTGCAGTAGATGACATAAAATCTGCATCTGATTGGTCTTATAAATATAAATTTGAATCTTTTGATAGTTTAGCAGAAGGTGATAGTTTTGGTTACATAGGACAACTTACAGGATACGCTTTGGCTAGTAATTCAAAAGTAGGTGGTTGGTGGGTTGTAAATAAGGCAAATGGTAATTTTAAGTATGTTCCTGCTACAAATATAAATGTAGATAAAGAATTAAATAAAATAAAAAACAATATAAAAAAGGTAGATAGTAAAGAATTAGTGCGTTGCTTTAGTCCTGAACCTGAATACTTTAGAGGTAAACCTACAGGTAATATGGTTTTAAGTAAAAACTGCACTTTTTGTGATTTTAGACAGGCTTGTTGGTCAACTTTAGAAACATTACCTGCTAAAATGTCAAAAGCAAAAGAACCTAAGATGGTTCATTATGTTAATATAAATAAGGAGAAAAATATATGAAAGATATAAAAATAGATGATATGGCAGAAATGATTAAGGAAAAAGAAAAAGAACTCTTTGAACTTAAAAAAGAATATAGAGAACGTAGATCAGAAGGTTTACGACATGCTATAGAACAACGTAAAGAAGCTGAAAAGTTAGTGCGTGAAGAAATGAAAGCACTTGGCTATGACTATGGTTCTGTTACACGATATTGGTTATAGATGTCTGCTTATAGTGCTACATACATAGCACGTAAAAATGGGTATAGGAGTGGTTTAGAGGATACTGTTGCATCTTATCTAAAAACTCACAAGATAAAATTTCTTTATGAGAAAATAAAGATAGAATGGGAAGACCTAGCATATCGCACCTATACCCCTGACTTTGTTCTTAATAATGGTATTATAATAGAAACAAAAGGTATATTTACAGTTGTTGACAGAAGAAAACATCTCTGTATTAAAAAACAACATCCTGGTTTAGATATACGTTTTGTATTTACTAATAGTAAAACTAGATTAAGAAAAGGTGCAAAGTCTAACTACGGTCAGTGGTGTATAAAACATAATTTTAAATACTACGATAGAATAATACCTGAAGAATGGTTAAAAGAAAAAGGCAAAATTAAATATCCTGCCTTTATAGGTTTTAAAAAGAAAAAAATAGGGAGCAAATAAATGGAAGAAAAATATAATAATGATATTACCATAACTATACACCCTGTAATGGAAGGATCAGGTATTAGTACTCAATGGTCAGGACAATTACTTATGAGTATACATATGGATAAACGAAACAAGTTAACTGATGCAGATGAAATTGAATTAACACATATTGCTAGTATGATGTGTAATTCTATATGTATGCCACCATCTTTTTTAGAACAACTTGATGACATCACAAGAACTAATAAAAATTTTTTTCTTGAAGATAATATATATAAATACAAATCAACAGATAAAATACTTGACAAAAAAGAAAATATAATTACTATAGATTTTAAAAATAACAATAGGGGAAAAAATAATGGCAGCTAGTATAAAAGATATGGTAGATTTTGAAGATGTTATACCAACAGATAAAAAATCTAAGATGTTAAACCGAGAGTTAGTTAGTGATATGGTAAATCATCCACCACACTATAATCAAACAGGTATTGAATGTATAGATGCTATAAAAGCATGTACAGAAGATGGTTTTCAATTTTATTTACAAGGTAATATATTAAAATATTTATGGAGATATAGATACAAAAATGGTCTAGAAGATTTAAAAAAGGCTAAGTGGTATTTATCTGAATTAATAAAGGCTATAGAGACAAATGACAACGCAAAAAATAAAAGTTAAAGTATTTGTTAGTTTAGAAATAGACCCTGAAGAGTATATAGTACCATCAGACGGTATGGTAGAAGATGATTTTGAGGATGCTATACAGGATTTAATACACGACATAGGTGGTGTAAAAATTAAAAATATTAGAGTAACACAGGAGTAAAAATATGACAGATAAATCAAACATGGGAGTAAGTCTACCTACAGACTATCAAAATTTTATAGCATTGTCTAGATACGCAAGATGGTTATCAGAAGATAATAGAAGAGAAGAATGGTTTGAAACAGTTGATAGATATTTAAATTATATTGGAGATCATGTTATAAAAAATTATAACTTTGATAGTAGAGTATATTATGAATTAAGAGATAGAATAAGTCATGCCATAACTAATTTAGATGTTATGCCAAGTATGAGAGCATTAATGACTTCAGGAAAAGCACTTGATAAATGTCATGTTGCAGGATATAACTGTTCCTATTTGCCTGTAGATAGTCCAAGAGCATTTGATGAATGTATGTATATACTTATGTGTGGCACAGGTGTAGGTTTTTCTGTTGAGAGAGAAAACATAGATAAGTTACCTATAGTTAATGAACATTTTGAAGATAGCATTACAGTTATAAAAGTAGGTGATTCAAGAGCAGGTTGGGCAAGAGCAGTGAGAGAACTTATTGCTATGTTATACGTAGGTCAAGTTCCTGAGTTTGACGTTGAAGATGTTAGACCTGCAGGTGCTAGACTTAAAACATTTGGTGGTAGGGCATCAGGTCCTGAACCATTAATTGATTTATATCGGTTTTGTATCGGAATATTCAAAGGAGCAGCAGGTAGAAGATTGTATCCAATAGAATGTCACGATATAATGTGTAAGATTGGTGAGGTAGTAGTCGTTGGTGGGGTAAGGCGATCTGCCCTCATCAGTCTTTCAAACTTAAATGACGATCAAATGAGATATGCTAAATCAGGTCAGTGGTGGGAAAATGAAGGACATAGAGCATTAGCTAACAATAGTGTAGCATATAAAGGTAAAGTACAAATGGAAACTTTTATGCGTGAGTGGTTATCTCTAGTAGAAAGTAAATCAGGAGAACGTGGTATTTTTAATCGTAAGTCTGCAGTAGAACAAGCAGAAAAAAATGGTAGACGTAAAACAGATTATGCTTTTGGTTGTAATCCTTGTAGTGAAATTATACTTAGACCTTATCAATTCTGTAATTTATCTGAAGTTGTAGTTAGAGCAGATGATACATTAGAAACACTAAAAAACAAAGTAGAAATAGCTACAATACTTGGTACATTTCAATCGACTCTTACTAATTTTAAATACTTACGTAAGATATGGAAAGATAATACAGAGGAAGAAAGATTATTAGGTGTATCATTAACAGGTATTATGGATAGTAAACTTTTAAATGATTATAACAATGCACGTTTTGAAGATGGTCAAGAGGTATTTGATGATAGCTATTTAAAAACTGTTCTAACAGAATTAAAAGAGACTGCTATTGAAACAAATAAAAAACTTGCAAAAGAATTAGGCATACCACAATCAACTGCTATTACTTGTGTTAAACCTAGTGGCACAGTTTCACAACTTGTAGATAGTGCGAGTGGTATTCATGCTAGACATAGTAAATATTATATTCGTACTGTACGTGGTGACAACAAAGACCCATTAACACAATTTATGATAGAAAGTGGTATTCCTAATGAACCTGACGTAATGAAACCTGATAGCACTACAGTATTTAGTTTTCCTATGAAGTCACCTGAAGGTGCTATCACTAGAAATGAAATGTCTGCTATAGATCAATTAAAATTATGGCAAACATATCAAAAGTATTGGTGTGAACATAAACCGTCTGTTACAATTTCTGTAAAAGAAGATGAATGGATGGAAGTAGGAGCATGGGTGTATAAAAACTTTGATGATATATCAGGAATTAGTTTTTTACCACATAGTGATCACACCTATGCACAAGCACCATACCAAGAAATAACAGAAAAGGAGTATAAAAAACTTGACAAGCGTATGCCTGACATGATAGATTGGAAATTACTGCAAAATTATGAAAAAGAAGACCATACAACAGGCTCAAAAGAGTTAGCTTGTAGTGCAGGAGTTTGTGAAGTTGTAGATATACAGTCTTCATAATCAGGTACTTTACCCTTCGGAGGGTAGTTTTTACCCCTCTGAGGGTCTTTATATAAAGAAAAATTTTTTACAAAGGAGAAAAAATATGAGAAATGAACTAAAAATAGATTTAGACAACTATACAAAGGGTAAAACCACAAATATTAATGGTATTCCTTGGTATACTAATAGTAAAGGCAAACCTATTCAAACTGTAGAGTCACATGCTCGTAAAAATCTTAATCGTATGATTGTAAATGGAAAGGTTATACCTAAATATCTTAATAAAGAACCTGGTAAAAGAAAAGGAGATTTAAATCCTTTACATAAACCTGGTATTTATAAATCTTTAGATCATGCTTGGTCACATGAAGAAATAGAAAAAGTTAAAGAAGGTCAAGTTTATGGTATAATAAATACTGCTTGGAAAAATTGGATTAAAGTTGGAAAAGCAGTTGACACAGAAGATAGACTAAAAAGTTATCAAACAAGTTCACCGTTTAGAGACTATAAAATATTAACTTACAGAAATACAAATGATAGAGGTAAAGCAGAAAAGAAAATACATAAGGTTCTTAAAAAATATGCAAAACAAAAAAAGGGAGAATGGTTTAATATTAATAAAGATACTTTTATGGCTTTATTTCACAATACGCAACTAGAAGGAGAAACAATATGAGAGAAATGTTAATTGGAGCAGCTAGAACTTATTATATGGGTATGATTAATAAACACATAGCTAATATGGAAGTAATACTTACAAATCCTGTGGGAATTGGTGAAGATGCACATCAAGATATACAAGCAGTTATTGAAATAGAACTTGGTAAAATTGCAGACTACCACGACAAGTTAGAGATGTTACAAAAATTCTTTGTAAAACCTCAAGAAAAACAACCTGTAGAGGAGAAGAAAAAAGATGGCAAATCATCGTAGGTTTGGTCTTAGTAAATATGATGCACCTCTAAAAATACAATTTGAAAAGGGGGTGCAATCATTTAAAAGAGGTAAAATTAAAAATCCTTTTAACATAAACTCTATGCAATATAGAGAATGGTTAAGAGGTTTTAACTTTGCCTACTTTGAAAATTTAAAAAGGGTAAAAAATTATGAATTTAAAGGAAGAGGTAAAAAAATTTATGGAAAGTAAATACAGTGTTATGAAAGCTATTGACTATCAAATACAAGCAAAAGAGACTGCTATATTTCCAAAAGATAAAGCCTTAGAGTATTTAACTCTAGGGTTAGTTGGCGAAGCAGGTGAGGTAGCTAATAAAGTTAAAAAAGTTATAAGAGATGGACATCGTTTAAACAATCCTAAACAAAATATTAGAGATGAAATAGGTGATGTTCTTTGGTACTGTGCTATGCTATGTGATTGGTTAGAAGAGGATATGGGTAAAATCATGGAAGATAATCTAGCTAAATTAAAATCAAGAAAAGAAAGAGGTGTATTAAGTGGTAGTGGAGACAATAGATGATAGCAGAAGCACTTATGTGTCTAGCATTAAATGTATACCATGAAGCTAAAAATCAATCTTTAGTAGGTCAAATAGCAGTAGCACAAGTAACTATGAATAGGGTTTATGATGAAAGATACCCTGATACAGTATGTGAAGTTGTAAAACAAGGTCCTACATATAGTTGGAAACCTGACTATCCTGTACGTGATCGTTGTCAATTTAGTTGGTATTGTGATGGTAAAAGTGATAAACCTAGAGAGGGGTTTGCTTGGGATCAAGCTATAACTGTTGCTCATGGTGTTTATTATGGTAACGTAGATGATTTTGTAGAAGGTGCTACACACTACCATGCATACTATGTTACACCATCATGGGCTAGTAGTAAAACATATATAGCTAGAATAGACGATCATATATTTTATAGATGGGATATAAACTATGATTAAATATATGTATGATTGTTGGAATGTAGTAATGGATAATAAATATAATCCACTATCTCAAATACCTGATTTTGAAACAAGACATTTAGTATTTCAATTATTAGCTTGGATGTGGTGCATTATATTTTCTATGTACTTTGGTTCTATGTATGTCTTTGGAACTACTGCTATAATTCATACAATACTAATTGCAGGTATAGCAATAACATTTGCAATATTTAGAACTGCAGAAAAAAATCCACAGTTTTTTATGAAGAAAGATGGTTATCATAGCTTTCCTAGAGCAAGACAACATCTATGGATTAATGGCAAAAAAGTTAAATTAGATTCAGATGATCCTGGTGGTGAACACGAGTAATTAATCAGAGTAGTTTTCATAATCCATGAAAGTGCTTTCAACATTTGCTTTTTGCATTTCACTTCTAGCAATATTATTTAATAAACCATAATCCCATTGCCAATATTTTTTAGGAGTGCCTTTTTGTTCTGAATACTTTATTTGTGCAAGTTTTCTATATATTTCAGGCACTCTTTCAAATCTAAATCTTTCTATAGGATTAAACCCATATATATTTTTAGCAGACTCACCTGCCTGATATTCTCTTAAAGATGAAGATACTTCTGTTTTAAATTTAGATATTCTATCTTTTAATAATGTTGCTTGATGTTCTGACTTAGATATTTTTTTATCTCCAAGTTTTAATTCAGGTGCATCTTTATATTTTTTAGTTTTAGTAAAAGGTATGATGTGTTCATCTACATATTCTCTTATTAAAAGTTTATATAAATAGTCATATTCACGTATGCCACTCTTACCACCATAAACAGATGATCTAGATATTCCTAATCTATCTAATTCTTTTTCAAATCTATTTTTTCTTTCATTATATAAGATACCTGAAGTTTGTCTAGATATTGGTATTTTACGTCTTATCTTTTCTTCAGATGTTCCTGTTATTAATACATCAGGTGCTTCTCTTATTACACCAAACTCTGCTAACTTTTTTTCAATAGCATTGTTGCCTGGAAGTCTTGATAAACTTTTATAAACTAATAAACTCCATAAATCTTCTACATTTCTATCTTTAACAACTCTTTCATCATCAGGTGCTACAAAAGTATTATATAAATCTTGACCTGCAGTAAAAGGTATGGTGTATGTTGCAATAATATTAGCACCTGCTCTAGAAGCTATTTCACCTGCTGCTTCACCTGTGACACCTTGTTCTATAATATTACCAACTGCATCCTCTAATGCATATAAACCAAGACCTGCTCTAAATTGTGTTCCTGACAATGCTTGTATAGCACCTTGCACAAATTGTGGTTTAAGAGGTTCACCCATCATTTGTCTAGCTATAAAATCACCAAAAAATAAATAAGGTGCAGCAGGAAAAAATGGTCTCATATCAAATGTTTCACCTTTTGAGTTCCTGCCCTCATACCACCTTTCACCACCTTCTAAACCAAAAGTTTCAAGTTGGTTCATTCTAAAAGCAGTAGCACCTGCTAGTACACCTAAACCTACAAGTCCTTTTGATGCTTCTGTGTATGAATCTATTACTTCGTCATTTGTTTTTAAATTTACTAAAGGTATTCTATTTAGTGCAGATTTTCCTACATCTATTGTTTGTTCTCTAGCTTCTTTGTTTAATATTAAATAAGCAGGAGAATATTCGTAAGTAAATCTCATAGCGTTCATAATAAATCTAGGAAAAGGCACAAAAGAACTTCCTAAAAATGGAACTCTATGCATGTTATTTACTAATGCTCTACTTAAAGCATTTTGTGGTGGTCTTTGAAATGTAAAAAATAATGAGTCATTTACAACTTTATCTAATGCTTTTTGTCCTTGTTTTGTTCCAAATACATCATTAAATCTACCATTTTTCATTATACTTATTAAATTAAAATCATCTGCATCTAGTTCTTTTCCAAATTGTTCTCTATATGCTCTTGGGTCTTTTGCTGCATTTCTATATAATTGATTTAATGAACGCTTTAAATTACCAACCAATGCTGCTCTTTTAAACATGTTATCTGATATAGTATTTAATGCGTTAGCGTTTCTTGCTATATGACCTAATGCAGTTACCTTACTATCAGGCATACCACCACCCACAGAACCTATATCTGCTAATTGTCTAAATAACTTAGATGCTTTTTCTTCAAAACCCATTTCAAATATAGTTTCAACTGCAGCAGCTTCTTTTTTATTTATCAAACCATACGCTACACCAAAAACTTCTGAGTTTGGAGATAACGTACTTTTACCTGCAATTTTTTTAAGACCTAAATCTAAACCTCTAGTTAAAGTATCAAAACCTACATTAGTTATACCTGATACATAGTTTCTTACAGTTGTTGCAGTTTGTGATGTCATAAGACCTAAACGTAAGGCATCAAGTTCTCTAGCACCTGCCATTGTTTTACCTAATATACCTTTTGCACCATCAGGATCAATCGCTTCTACGAAACCTCGTACATCATGTTTTTCTAATAATTTTTTAGCATCTGCCATCTGATCTTTTATTTGTTTATCATATCCAAATAAATCAAAACTCATTACATCATCTAAAGATTGACTTAATCTAGATACTTCTGAACTTAATAGTTTTTTAGCTTGTCCTGCTTTTTGTAGTATTCTAGCTGATTCAGAAACATCTGCTGCAATTAAATTACCTAAATCATCCATATTTAAATCATAATCTCTTAGTAACTTACCAAAAGCATTGTCTACATCAGGTGCATCATCTATTCTCATACTTCTAATAACACGAGTTATACCATCTGTTATTCTTTCACCGTCTTTTAAACCTAATTTTAAAGCACCTGTTTTTGCATCTTTATGTGTTGTATTAGCTAAAGTTTCTGTTAAAAATCCTAATACTTGATCGTATTTATCAGGATTAAAAGCTAATCTTAATGGATCACTTATGCCTTCTGCTTCTGCCATTTCCCTTGCAGTTTGTCTACCAAACATAACTTTTTCAGGATCAAGAGCATCTAGTTTTTCTTTTAAAGATTGTGCTATTTTTTTACCTTTTTTAGATTTAATTATTTCTGTTGCTTTTTTTGTAGCTACTTCTTTTCTTTTTGTTATAGCATCTATTGACTCTTCAACTATTTCACCTGTATCTTTTTCTATATACTTTACTGCTTTACCTTTTAAAGCCATAAGACCAACACCTGCACCTGTAGCAGCAGACACACCTGCAGCAAGTCCTGTACTCAGGAATGAATATTCATCTTGTAAATCAGCTTCTAGGAGAGTTTTTTGTTCTGCGACATTTTGGAGAGAACCACCGACACCTTCTATTATGGCAGTTGACACGAGAGGTCTTTTCGCAGGATTTAAGAGTGCAGCATTTATTATTCTTGACACACCTAACTGTGCAGTTTTTTGAGCAGCTAGACCACCAACTTTACCTGCTGCAGGAAGTAATAATCCCAAGTATGTTGATGGTGCTTTTATAATACCCTCTGCATAATCTAAAAATGCACCAGGAGCAGCATCTCTACTAAAAGCAGTTGGTAATTTTTCAAAAGCAGTATATAATTGTTTATAGTCTGTTAATTGGTCTTGTTTTTTATCTGCTACTAATGCACTTACATAGTTATAATCACGAGCAGCAGTTAATTCGTTTACACTAAATTTTCTAAAGTGTTCTATTGTTTCATCTACTGCATCATCTGCATTTATTTCACCATAACCTAAATGATTTTTTGCAAAACGAATAGATGCATCTTTTAGCTTATCAGAGT